CTATACGCAAAACGACTAAAGGTAAGGGTCGTAATTACAGGACGGTAAAAGAAGGCGCTGGCATGACTGCTGCTGGCGTAGCTGCACATAGAAGAAAAAATCCAAAGTCGAAATTAAAAACGGCTGTAACAAAAAAGAAAAATTTAACTGCAAAAGAGAAGGCTCGTAAGAAGTCTTTTTGCGCTAGGTCTAGAGGCTGGACAGGTGAACGTGGCAAAGCTGCGCGTAGAAGGTGGAATTGTTAGATGGCATTAACAACTTATGATGAGTTAAAAGCAAGTATAGCTGATTTTTTAAATCGCAGTGATTTAACCTCAGTTATACCTGATTTTATTACTCTTGCAGAAACTAAGTTAAATAGAGAGGTTAGGCATTGGCGCATGGAAAAGCGTTCTACTGCTACTCTCGACACGCAATACAGTTCTTTACCAGATGATTTTTTAGAGCCTATCCGAATGTCTTTAACCAGTGGCGATACGCATACTTTAGAAATGGTTAATGCTTTTCAGATTTCTAATCTTAGGGCGTCTAATTTAGATACGATTGGTCGGCCAACAAGTTTTGCTATATTAGATGGTAGTATTGAAGTGTTCCCAACGCCTGACGCTTCTTATACTTTAGAATTACTTTATTATCAAAAAATAGATGTATTAAATTCAAGCAATGCATCAAACTGGGTTTTAACTAATCACCCAGACGCTTATTTATATGGTTCTCTTATTCATTCTGCTCCATATTTAGCAGAAGATAATAGAATACAAACGTGGGCAGCGTTGTATAAAAGTGCAATTGATGCTATTAGTATGGAGAGTGAACGTTCAAAAACCAGCGGTTCTGGCCGCAGAATGAAAATAAGGAGTTATTAATGGCAACAATAGCAGACAGAGTATTAGACAACGGCCTGACAGTTTTGGACACTGAAGCCAATGCGGTACATATTACATCTCAAGAAGCAACAAGCTACACAGATGCAACATCAACAAGCACATTAGGCAATACAACAAGCATTACTATCTCTGCACCAGCAGACAGAACTGGTGGTGGACGTAAAGTAACGCTTAGTGCAATATCTGGTGGGTCTGTTACAGGAACAGGAACCGCTACACATTATGCAATCGTTGACACAACAAATTCGCGTTTGTTAGTTACTGGTTCTTTAACTGCTTCACAGTCGGTTACAACAGGAAACACATTTAGCCTAGAAGCATTAGATGTAGGTATTCCAGACCCTAGCTAGGAGTAGACAATGGCTAATGTCTTAGCAAACAGGGTAAAGGTCGGAACAAGCACAACTGGCACAGGCACTATTACATTAGGAAGTGCCTTTGACGGTTTTCAAACGTTTGCTGATGGCGGTATTTCGGACGGTGACGTTGTAAGATACGTTATTGTAGACGGTACTAATTTCGAAATAGGAACTGGAACTTATACAGCTACAGGAACTACTTTATCCAGAACGCTCACTGAAAGTTCTACGGGGTCGCTTTTAAGCCTCTCTGGAAGCGATGTTGAGGTATTTATTACCGCAGCCTATCAGGACTTAGTTTTAAAAGAAAGTAACGGTAACGTAAAATTTGCTGATAGTGATATGGCATTATTTGGCGATGGGTCAGATTTAGGCATTTATCATGATGGTAGTAACAGTTACATAAAAGAAGGTGGTACTGGCAATCTAATCATACAAGCAACTAGTTTTGAATTAAAAACTGGTACTGGATTAGAAACATATATGACAGCAACGAGTAACGGAAACGTTTCTCTTTATTTTAACAACACGAAAACATTCGAAACTATTTCTAGCGGTGTACAAGTTTCTGGCGATATGTATTTAGATGCTGCTTCACCTACTGTTTTTATAGTTTCAGACGCTGACCAAGACTCTAAAATTTTGTTTAGAGAAGGTAGTAGTAATGCAGTTTCTATTTTTTATGAAGGTTCCGCAGGGTCAAATACAGATAATAATATCCATATTAGAAGCGAGTTAAATGGGGCTGAAGCTAATTTACTTACTATTGGTTTGGATGGGGACGTTGGAATTGGACAAGATGACCCTGCCGCACAACTTCATATAAGCGGCAGTAATCCTGAAATTAGGTTAGAGGATACTACTGACGCAGCTTATACTAAGTGGGAAGTTCGAAACTCTAATGGAATTTTTAGCATTGCTGATGTTGCTCAAGGCGCTAGGCTGACTGTACAAAATGACAGAGCAGTATTAATTAGTAAAGGTAATACTGGCATTTCAACCGTTGGTGTTGCTATGTCTGACGAATTGGGCGTTCGTTCAACCGTTGATGGCAATGTTCCGTTTATAGCAAATAGATTAGGCGATGACGGAAATTTAATAGACCTAAGACAAGCAGGAACAACAATAGGCACGATAGGAAGTACTGGCGCTAATGGCACTACCCTTTTGGTAGATGCAACTGGCGAATTTATGATCCTTAAAACTGCAAATAATCAGCTTTCATTTGGTGGCGCATCAACCCCTGCTTTCGCAGGTAATGGTTCCGCAAACGATGACGCTATAAATTTAGGGAGAAGCGATAGACGTTTTAAAAATCTGTATTTGTCGGCAGGTATCTATGCAGGGTCAGGTTTTGGAACTAATGGTCAAGTTTTAACGTCAGATGGCACAAACGCAACATGGCAAGACGCATCTGGCGGTTCATCAGTATCAATGACAGAGGATGCACCCAATTATTCTTTGTATATTGGTAGTGGAACCCCAACAATTACTGGTAGCAATCAATTTTCTAGCAATACTGCTTTGGGTGTAAACGCACTTAGCTCTTTTGATATAAATTCAACCAATCCTCAAAATAACACTGCTATAGGTGCGCTTGCAGGGGAAGACCTTACGACAGGAGACAACAACACTTTTGTAGGAGCTAGAGCAGGGGAACTTATTACTACATACAATCAAAATACAGCAGTGGGATCACAGGCTGGTCAGGGTTATGCTGGTGCTAATAACACCTATTTAGGGTATCACGCAGGGAACTATAGTAATTCGAATAAAGACGATCAAGTAATGGTTGGTACTTTTGCAGGTACTGATAACTGGGGCGATGACTGTACAGCCGTAGGTTATGCTGCCGCTTCAGATGGCAACCATTATAAATCAGTTGCCATTGGTTTCGATGCAATAGGGCGTTACTCTACTAGCAATCCTTATTATAATGTGGCTGTTGGTAACGCTGCTTTAGATGGTACTTATTCAGGCGATAATCAAACTTGTGTTGGTTATGCTTCTGATAGTAATTACCACAACGGAGTTGCAATTGGCTACGGTGCTGTTGTTACTGGAAGTTACGGTACTGCTGTTGGTATGCAAGCAATGGCTTCTGGAATAAATGGAAGTGACCATGGAACTTTCGTAGGCTTCCAAGCTGGTTACGATATTGATGGAGGTGACTATTGTACCTTTGTTGGATACCAAACAGGTTATTCTGGAGGAACTGGCAGTTACAATACTGGAATAGGTAGCCGATCTTTAGATGGATTAGGTTCTGGAGCCTATAATACTGGTTGCGGTTATGACAGTGGAGGTATGATATCAACTGGAAGTCAAAGCACTTGTATGGGATATCAGGCAGGCTCTTCTATTACAACAGGGTCAAATAATTTGTGTCTTGGATACCAAGCGAACCCTTCAACTGGCACTGTAAATAACGAAGTCACTCTTGGAAATTTTTCCATAAGTTCGATTAGATGTAATGTGCAAACTATATCAAGTTTGTCTGATGAACGTGACAAGACAGCTATTGAAGATTTATCTTACGGTTTAAATTTTATAAACGATATGCGCCCTGTTCAGTTTACTTGGAACAGGCGTGATGGCACTTTCGGCACTAAGAAAGACATGGGATTTATTGCTCAAGACTTAATGGATGTTGAAATTGAACATTCATCCGCAACAAGAACAAGATTAGTAAATTCGGAAAACCCTGACAGGCTTGAAGCTGACTATGTAAGGACTTATCCGATACTAGTAAAGGCAGTTCAGGAATTATCTGCAAAAGTTGATAGTCTTGAGGCTAGAATTGCAACATTAGAAGGAAATTAAAATGGCTGTAAATGAGTTAGATAGAGATTATTTAAAGATGGTACATAATTGTGATGCCATTCATAACATAATAAATAATAGAAAAATGGGTGACGCTACCGATGAAGAAAAGAAAGCTCAAGTCGGTAACATTGTTATGGTTGTTGAAGTGGAATTGCTTGACGATAAATACACAACAGCAGGCAAAGATTTAAGTTACATAAATGAAACGATAACACAGGGCCGCACATATTGGCAGGGTAGTGATTAAAATGTCTGAGAATAACGAAGTAGTAAATATAAACGGCAAAGAGTATAACTCAGATGATTTGTCAGATTTGCAAAAGTATTTAATAGCGCAAATCCAAGAGTGCCAAGCTAGAGTTAATAGAGCCTCTATGGACGTTGATAGAGAAAGAGCCGCTTTAGATAGTTTTACATCAAGACTAATAGCCGACATAGAGGCGCAAAAGAAAGCTAGTTAATGTTAGGTCTTAACCCTTTAGCATCTGCACCATTAGGTGATTTAGGGGTTAAGAATGTTTCCCTAAGTGGGAGCGATGTAACAACAAATGCGCCTACGGTAGCAGAAGGCACTTTATCTCAGCTAGGCGTTTTTGCAGGGCAAAGTGTAATTACGCAAAACCCTGTAATTGACACAAGTGCTATAAGTCAAAACCATTCCTTAGACGCAACATATAATGGCAATGGTGCAAGTGTTCCAAATGGAACAATGTTTGAGGACGAAAGTTTCTCAGCACCTAACGTCATTACTGGAACAGTTAGAGTTGCTAGTGGTGTTTTAACACAAAACCATGATTTGCAGTCAACAGATGTTACGGCGCAAAATGTAAATATCGCAAGCACAGCTATCACTGAAAATAACGATTTTGCACTTGCCGATATAACTTTTGGAGTTCCAACGTTATCAAGCACTGCCGCCACAGAAACATTTGCAGTTACGGTAGTCGGTGGCAATCCGTCAGACCACCCATATTATAATGTTGGTTCAACGAATAAATTCGCCATAGATGGGTCAACAGCAACGGCTGATGTAGCTGTAACTTTAATAGAGGGTAGAACGTATAGGTTTGATCAGTCAGATAGTTCTAACGCTAATCATCCATTAAGGTTTTCAACAACAGCAAATGGCACTCATGCAAGTGGTTCAGAATATACAACAGGTGTAACGATTGTTGGAACGGCGGGTCAATCTGGGGCATATACAGAAATAACTGTAGCGGTAGGCGCACCGCAACTTTATTACTACTGTTCTAACCATTCAAATATGGGTTGGAGTGCTGACACAGACGCAAATACAACGATAGCTATTAGCCAAGACCATGCAGTTTCAAGTGCAGATTTAGCAACAGGAAGTGTTTCTGTAGCATCGACAGCTATTACGCAAATACATGACATAAGCACAGACAATGCCGAAACTGGTAATGTAAGTTTACCAAATGGCGTATTAACGCAAATACATGATTTAGGTTCGCAAGATGTTGAAGCGCAAGCGGTCAGCATAGATAGCACAAATTTAGACGAAAACCATGATTTAAGTGCTTCTGATATTACTTTTGGAGCGCCTACGGTTGCATCAACTAATATTACGCAAATTCATACTTTAGACAACCATGATGCAATAAGCACAGGCTCGGTTTCAATAGACTCTACAGCAATTACGCAAGTTCACAATATTACTAGTGATAATGCCGAAACAGATAATGTTGATGTTGCGACTTCTGCCATTACACAAGTCCATGACTTAACAAACGACAGTGTTACAAGTGGCGCAATATCTATATCTCAGGGTGTATTTACACAAAATCACCCATTTTCATCAACAGATATATCGCTTGGAAACGTAGAGATAGATACAACCACTTGTATATTCTCTTTTGATTTTGCTGCTTCAGACATAAATTATGGTACGCCGACAGTAGCCCAAACATCTATAAGCCAAATACATAACATAGAAGCGGTTTATAATGGCAGACCTGCTGATGTTCCGTCACTAACTGTTTTTGAAGATGAAACATTTAGTGCGCCTGACGTATTTACTGGAACAGTTAGAATTGCACCTGCTGTATTCATACAAGATCACCTATTTGCAAGCGCAGACATAGCTACACAGCAACCAAGCGTTGATAATGCAATATTAACAGGAAATCATGTACTTACGTCTGATGATGTAACCTCTGGTGCAGTAACAGTGGATGATACCAATGCTGTTATACAGATAGAATTTTTAAGTGACGATGTTACAGCGCAAGCGCCAGTTATAGACCAAACTGGCATTACCCAGATACACAATATGCAACCTACCATTTCTATAGGTGGTGTTGATGTTCAGACTACAGCAATAACGCAGCTACATTTCTTAGCAGGTGATGATGTAATTACCAATAATGTTGAGGTTCAAAGCACTAAAAATCCTTGGGATGCAACAACAGATACAGATGATGATGATTATACAGAAAACTTACCACCATCAGAAATTTGGTCAGATGTAAGTTCTGCAAATACGAATTTTAGTGAAATAGATATTTCTATTAATCTTGGGTTGAATTTAATATCTTCTACGGAACCACCAGACGAAAGTTGGAGAACAATAACAGAAGATATAACAAGATATAAAAACAAAACAGGAAGAATAGTATTTTATCATCAGATAGACCCTAATTCTGGAAGTGATTTTTTTAAAGCAGATTTACAATTAGATAATATAAATGTTGATGGGTCTATAGCCACTTGGTCAACAAATCCACAATATCAAACGTCAACTAGCTCAACTAGTTATGAAAATGCAACTTTTGCAGGTATTCCTGATGGAGCTAATAATGGCAGGTGGAGCAGATTAAATACAACTAACACACCAAGTTCAGGTACAGGCGCTAATAGGTTTTCTAATGGGTTTGTCTACACTGAAGCATCGTCACCTGCTTTTGCAGGTTATGAATTTTGGATGCGTACACCAGTAATTACATTATCTAATAATCCTGTTTTAAGTTACGTTCTAGCGTCAAAAGGTTCTGCAATAGGAACATTTAAAGTTTATTTCGAATTAACAGAGCCGCTTTTTTCAGATATTACACTAGATAGTTCAACATGGACGCAAGCAGCATAACATGATACAGTGTTTTTAAATTAGGAGATTGACATGGCAATTACTATAACCAAACCTACTGTTGGTGGTTCTGAGGATAGTTGGGGAACGACTATTAATACTGCTCTGGATACAGTTGTTAACGCTGTAAACGGTACGTCAGGAACCCTTGCACCTAATTTAAGCACCCTTACTATAAATAGTGCAAATGTTACGGCTACGGCGGCAGAAATAAACAAGTTGGCTGGCGCAAACGTCACAACAACAGAATTAAATTATTTAGATAATGTTACCAGCAATATTCAGACACAATTCAATAATGTTCAGACACAACTTAATGCTAAAGCTGACGAAGCATCACCATCTTTCACTGGCACAGTAGGTTTGCCAGAAAATTGGTCGTTCAGTATTTCTGGAACAGGGGCAAGTAGTAAACTTGTTTTTGCTTATAACGGCACTGCTGTTATGTCTATTTCTGCTGCTGGCGCATTAGTAACCGATGATAATATTACAGCCTTTGGAACGCCTTAATGCCATTACAACAAACAGGAGCTATTTCATTCGCCGATATAAGCGATGAAGTGGGCTTTGCTGCTAATTCTACAATAGCTCTTGGATACGCAAATGTTAGACATTTAATTGGAGCTAACCAAGGCGATCCTGTAAGTTTGCTTAGTTTTTATGGGAAAGCCAGAACGCTTTATTTAGACATAGAAATTATTGGCGGCGGCGGTGGTGGAGGCTATGGATTGGAAGATGGTGCAGGTACAGGAAGAGGCGGCTCTGGTGGTCAGTCAATAATAGATTATACTCATTCTTCTGGGCAACTCAGGCAGCAAACAGCTTCAGGCGCTTTAGGTGGCAGAAATGGTTTTGTAGGTCACAATGTAGACAGGGCTGGCGTAGCCGAAAGAGGTGGTGACGCTTCGTTCTATGGAGATGGCGGTAAGGGCTTTGGGAATGGCGGTGGTGAAAACACTAACGCTGGATTGGCTGACGCACCTGCAACAAGTTATGGCGCTGGTGGCGGCGGTGCAGGTGGTGACCAAGGCGATGGCTATGATAGTGACGGTAATGCTGGTGAAGGTGGTCAGGCAGCAGAAAGACAATTTATCCAAACTCATACACAGAACGGTTCACTGCTAGATGTTGTTATAGGGGCGAAAGGCGCTGGCGCTGTAGGTGGTAATTATCATGGTGGTGACGGTGCTGCTGGTTATTGTAAGTGTACCATAAGAGGTGGTGCAGATGGTGGACAGGGTGGCACGTTGGCAACGTATACATTCACTGCAACAGGAACGGCAACAATAAATGTATAATGTAGCACAAAAATTAGCGCACTTGCACAGTTCAACACAATCATTAAGTGATGATGTTCTAAGCCAAACTAAAGAGTTTGTTTATTGCAGCAGAAACGGAATAGACACAGTTTGTTTAGTAACAGAAAATTTAGATACATTTACAAGTTTGGTTGGCGTTGTGCCTGACGAAATAGCAAGCGCAACAACAAATCGTTATGCTGTTGATTTAGGGTCAATAGGAACGGATAACGTCAAAATGTATATAGATAGTGCAAATTCTGGCGAGGTTCTTCTTGGGTTTCAATATAATGGTGACGGTGAATTAACGCAGAAAAAAACGTATAAAAGAACAGATAATGGTATTTTATTAGATAGATTTGATGCTTCTTCAGTAAAAATTTCTGAAAATGAAGAAGAATTGATTTGTGATAGATCAGGATGGGGCGGTGATATTAATTTGCTTGGTCAGATTGAAGATATAGCTCTGTCAAATGAATTGACAGTAGGATTTTTAAAAAGAACAAACTCTAATCAAAGTTACATAAGGGTTCGATAGATGGCAAGAATACCACTACAAATACCAAAAGGCTTTTATGCAAACGGCACAGAATATGAGCAAAAAAATCGCTGGGTAAGCGGAAATAAGGTAAGGTGGATAGACAATTCATTGCGTCCTATAGGGGGAAACAGAAGGGCGCATAATTTGTTTGCGGCAACTCGTCCAGTACGATCTATTCATAGCTGGCAAGATTTAAATGGTAATAGATGGGTCGCTTGGGCTTGGTACGATGGTATTAACGCAACAAAAGCAGCGTTTAATCCAATTTTTGATATTGGTGCTGGTGATTTAGCGTCAGGTCGAAAAGATGCGGATTATGAAGATGGATATGGTTATGGGTTTTATGGCAACGGCACATATGGCGTTCCTATTAACCAAGTTCAAGACGGTATTTATGACCCTGCGACCACATGGAGCTTAGACAATTTTGGAGAGCTACTTATTGGTACTAGCGATTTTGATGGAAAAATAAGAAGTTGGAATTTACAAACAAAAGATGAAAGTACAAACCTGATACAAGACGGTGATTTTAGTAGTTCTTCAGGATGGTCAATACAGGCGCAAGCTGGGTCTACTGGTGGGTGGACTATCAACACTTCAAGTGGGTATGCTGAATATGAAAGACCAAATTTTGGCAACCATTATTTGTATCAAACTATTTCTACCACTGTTGGTACTAAATATTTATTTGACGCTGACAATCTTCAAGTTACGCAACCTTACAATGGTCAGCTAGGCTTGGGGCCACTTAATGTTACAGTAAGAGAAGGAAGTGGATTATTTGGCAATGCAGTAGATGATGTTGATGGTAATCCAATATTAGATGATATTTTTGCAACCAATAATTTTATAGAATTTGTTGCGACCACAACAAGTGTCACTCTAATATTAAGAGGAACAACACTTTCTACTAACTACACAACAAGGATAGACAATGTTTATTTAGCACCAGCGCCTACGTTAGCTACAATTCCAAACGCTCCTGTAGATAATGTTGGAAGTGTTGTTACAGACGAAAGGTTTATCTTTGCATTAGGAGCAGGTGGAAACCCTAGAAAAGTGCAATGGTGTGACAGGGAAGATAAAGACACTTGGACACCTACAGCCACCAATGAAGCTGGTGACATAGAGCTTTCTGATGTTGGCGAAATCATGTGTGGTGTAAAAACCAGAGGCCAAACATTAGTTCTTACAACAACGGCGGCCCATAGTTTTAGGTACATTGGCCCACCCTACGTCTACTCTACAAATTTAGTAGGTCAAAGTTGCGGAATTATCTCTAGGCAAGCTGCTGTTAATACTGAAGCTGGTGTTTATTGGATGGGTGAAGAAGGTTTTTATTATTTCGATGGTAATATCGTTAGGGATTTGCCATGCGAAGTTTTAGATCATGTTTTTGGAGATTTTAAACGCTCACAAAAATCAAAAATATTTGCATGGGTAAATAGTCACTATAATGAAGTTTGGTGGCACTATCCAAGCAGTAATTCATTACAGTCAGAGCCAGATCGTTATGTCAGTTATAATTATAAAGAAAATTATTGGATGATGGGTTCTTATGCCAACGAGACAATGCCAGCTAGAACTTGTGCTTTAGATCGTGGAGTTTTCAATTACCCACTTATGGTCGATTATAATTATCAATCATCTAGTGATGTTCATTATGGATATATGCTGGAAACAGAGGTTGGTACAAGTAACGGTACAACGGCTGAAGCAACTACTGGCCCTATAGAAATAGGAAATGGTGACGAAGTTATGAGGGTGTCAAAAATATATCCTGACACCTCTGATTTGGGAGATGTAAGTTTAAGGTTTTATCATAGAGATGAAAATGGAAAACCTTGGAACTCTCAGCAATTACAAAATACAAACGATGCAGATGGTCAAATAGATGTAAGGTTTACAGGTCGCCAAATAAAAATGCAGGTGCAAGGGTCAAAAAATACAGATTGGCGGTCAGGAACTGTCAGGATTGAAGCAGCAAAAGGTGGGAAACGCTAATGCCTGTTATACCACCAGTTATAGGAACAAACATTGAGCAGTGGGGCAGAGAGATTAATCTGTTCTTGTATCGCAATTTAGGCCGTATTTTTCACAAATCACAAGATGATAAGCCGTCAGATAACGGCATATTTCTTTGGGATGAAAGTAAAGGCTATCCAGTTGTGTCCACAGGCGGTGTTTTTCGTCAGTTAGCTCTCAAGCAAGCCAGCCCAGTGTCCAGCACTGGTGCATCAGGCGATACGACAGGAATGATAGCTTGGAATAGCAATTATATTTATATTTGCACAGCAGATTATGATGGTTCAACAGCAATATGGAAGAGGGTGGCTTTGTCCACATGGTAGATGCCTAAAGACACACAAGTAAATGAATTAGAAAGATGCCGCCCTTGGATAGAGGCGGCTTTAGAGTATTCTGGCGGTACGCACAACTTTGAAGATGTGGTTGAGGGGATTGCTCAAGGCAATATGCAACTTTGGCCTAGCCCAAGGGGGTGCATTGTTACTGAAATTGTGGTATATCCTAGAAAAAAGGTATTGAACGTGTTTTTAGGCGGTGGAGAACTAGATCAGTTGTTAGATATGCACAATGATGTTACAGCTTGGGCTAAGAGCTATGGATGTAAGGCATTGACGATCACAGGTCGTTTTGGATGGAAGAAACCTTTGAAGGCGCATGGTTGGGAACCATTGCACGCTTCATTTCAGAAGGAGATATAAGATGAGTGGCGGTAAAGGCGGCAGCAAAACTGTTGAGACAACTGTACCAAAATATATAGAAGACGCAGCCAAATCTAATTTAGCGCTTGCTGATAAAATATCTAATATAGGGTACACCCCTTATTATGGTCCAGATGTAGCTGCTTTTAGCCCTATGCAAGAGGCTGCATTTCAAAATACGCAAGATGCCGCTTCAGCATTTGGTATGAATACAGGGGCAGGAAGTTATGTACCAGAAGCAACAGAGTTTGCTGGTGGTGTTAAGGGGCTATCATCCGCTCCTTTATTTGAGCAGTCTGTTGAAAACCTAGCTAAGTTTAGGCCAGCGCAAAGTCAGTATATAGATACATTTTTTATGGACCCTCAAACGGGTGAAGCAGGAAGTAATGCCGCCCCTATGGGCAATGCAGAAAGTTTTACTCCTACTGAATATACAAACTCATCACCGTTAGGGGTTCAACCTGTATCAAAAGATGCAATGACGAGAGGTAAATAAGATGGCAGGTGCATTAAATCCAAATATGGTTCAACCAGCAGGCGTGCCAAATAACCCTTATCAGCAAGCTTCGCAAGCTCAAGCTGGTTCTTTAGGTGCTATGATGCCAGCTATGGGTAGAGTTGGGGCTGGCATGACTGAAACGGCTGCTTCTGGAATGGCTAATTACCAAAATCCATATGAAGATCAGGTTGTCCAAGCATCTATGAGAGACATTGGAAATCAAGGTTTAAAGATGCAAAACACTTTAGGCGCACAAGCAACGGCGGCTGGTTCGTTTGGTGGTTCAAGGCATGGTGTTGCAGAGGCAGAATTAGCAAAAAGCACACAGCAACAAATGCTAGATCAGGCGGCTAAGTTGAGGCAGCAAGGTTTTAATACTGCGTTAGGTGCATCTCAAGCTGACTTAAATAGGCAGTTAGGCGCAGCAAACCAATTAAGCGGTATGGCTGGTCAATTGTCTGGGCTTGGTCAAACATCATTCAATATGGGTAATAATATATCAGATAGGCAAATGGCGCAGGGTGGTATGCAGCAGGCATTGATGCAACAATTAATTAATGCTGCTAAAGGTCAGTATGGTGATTATGCTGATGCGCCAATGAATAAGCTTCAGTTACCACTTGCTGCGTTAGGCGTTGCTCCAAAACCTGAAAGTAATACCACGACTAAGGAGTTGGGGATTTATGATTACTTAACGGCTGGGGCAAGTGCATTGTATGGTATGCCAAGATTTTGAGGTGATATAAATGGATTCTAGTTTTGATTGGAGAGATGCCGCAGGAATGGTTGCTAGGTTTAGCAATCAGTTAAGACTTGAACCAGATGACGGTTTGGAATCTGCTATGCAGACTATAGAGCAGCAGAGAACAGCAAGAAGAGCGCGAAATCTAACTGTTGAGTATTTAAAAGGTTTAAATACGCCTATGGGTGATAAGCTTGCTGCTATGGTTTCTACAGGTCAATTAAAAGGTTCTGATGCTTATAAGTATATGTTTGATATGGAGCAGGAAGAGAGAGCGCAGCAAAGAGCAATGCAGTTAGCTACTTTTCAAAACAAGCTTGCTATGAAAAGAGATGCAGCTAAACCTGTTAAACCTACTAACGCGCAAGTTCTTCATAATATGGCTATAGCAGCAGGTCATCCTGAAGGCTCAGATATGTACAATCAAATAGTCTTTAAATTGCCAGCAGAAAAACAATTATCACCAGAAATACAAATGAGAATGGATTTAGCAAAACAAAGAAATTTAGAGGCAGGTTCACCTGAATTTATGAATTTTGTTTTTGGTGATGAAATTCCTCTATTTATGCCTTCTGGTATGGAAGTTGACCTTTATAGTAAATTTGATGACCAAACGAAGCAAGCAATTACGGCGTCTGCTGCGTCTGGTGTTCTTTTTCCTAAAGATGGAACCCAAGCTGATCAACAGTCTTATCTTGAGTCTGTAATGAAAGTTCGTGATGAGATTTCTAAAGAAGGCACTATTCTTAAACCTTCTGATGCTCTTTACCAAGAATATGTCAGAAATGCTTTTGGTAAAGAGTTTGATATGAATCAAGGCATAGGCGGTGTTATTATTAAGAAAAAAGATGATACTGTTGAATTTGTTCCGTTTAGCGGTGGTGGTGTTGAAGTTGATGTTAAGGTTAATACTGGAAGTGATGGTTTTCAGCTAACTGAAGCCGAAGAAAAGCAAATAGAAGAAATGGCTAAAGATGAGATGGTTCCAGAATATCTTGACCCTAATGATCCTAGCAAGGGGTACAAGAGAGATGATAAAAACCAAATAGTGTATAGACCAGCATCAGGCTCTAAATTAGAATATGATCGCAATAAAGCAGAGTTAGATGAAATAAAACGTAACTTTTCAGATAAAATAACAGATGAAATGAAGGTTGATAATATAACATTTTCTGCCAATAGAATTTTAGATATTGTTGTTGGTAAACCCGATAAGAAGACAGGATTAAGACCTTCTGGAAAAGATGCTAAATACAATAAATCAACAGTTGCAAGACTGTTAACGCTTGACCCACCTGAAGCTGGCGTCAGGGGTCAGGCTTTTGGCAACTTAGGAATATTCTCATCTGACGAAAGTAGAACTGTTAAAAACTTCATTGAAAATATAGTAGCAAATATTGGTTTTGATAGATTGCAGCTAATGCGAGAGGCGTCTGCTTCTGGCGCAGGGCTTGGACAAGTTAGTAATTTAGAATTAGGTCAATTAAATAACTCTATGAGAGCTTTGCAGCAAGATTTATTACCAAAAGATTTAGCTTTTAACGTGCAGAAAGTAGTTGAAATTTATAGTAAAATTTTAAATGACCCAATAGCTAGAGCGGTAAAAGAAGCAACCACAAAAGAAGAAGCTCTTAGGTTAATTCAGGTTTATCAAGATGTACAAGCTGGATTTACTGAAGGCAAAGATATTTTTAGCGGTGGCGATGGTAGTTACACCATTAAATTAAAGGACTAGTTGATGCCTATTTTTGAAATAACTGCTCCAGACGGTAAGGTTTATGAGGTAGAGGGTAAGAGTATAGAGGGCGCTAAAAATGCCTTTCGTCAAATGATAGCTCAAAACGAAAAAGCAGATAAAATTACCCAAGACTTTATTAATCAAGACGTAAAGCTTAACGAGCAAGGTCTTGCTGAAGGGTTTTTTACTGACCCTACTAAGCAGTATACAGACCCGACAACAGGCGAAACTGTATTAGGTGTTACGTCTAGAGCTAGGTTAAAAGAAGAAATAGGTGATCAAAACACACTTATGGGTAATCTAAGAAGTTTTTTTACTGGCGCTGGTAATATGGCTTCTGGATCAAGTCAAGATGAGCTTTTAGGTAAACTTTCTGGTCAATTTGGTTCTAGCGGAACTGAAGCAGAAAGGCAGAAGTTTGGAACAGAGCTTGCTAGGGCAAATCTAGAAGTTGCTAGGGAGCAAAACCCTGTTGCTACGGCTGCTGGCGAAATAGTAGGCGGTTTAACTATGCCTTTTGGTAAAGCAAAAACTACTCTTGGCGCTATGGGTAAGGGCGCTGCGTATGGCTCTGCTTATGGCGCTGCTTATGGGTTTGGTTCTGGTGAAGAGGATTTTGCTGATAGATATAGTAGAGCGATGCAGGGCGGCACTGTAGGCGGTTTATTTACTGCTGCTAGTGTGCCTGTCTTTAATCTTGTTAGAAGTGGTGGTAATAAAACTTATAATTTTTTAGTTGGTAAAAACCAAGAAGCTCCTACCTTAAAAAGTCTTAAACAGTTAAAAGATAAAGCTTATGAACTAGTTGATAAATCAGGAATAAAAATACCTCAAGAATCAATCGACAATATGTTTCTTATAGTTAACAGGATAAGAGAAACTCCATCTTTTGTTTCAGGAAGTAAAACTAAAAATCAAAGAGAATTAGAATATTCTTTAGATGTTATAAACAACTTAACCAAACTAAAAAAAGACGGAACTCCAGAGTTTAATGGCACTCTTGCAGGCATGGAGGAAGTAAGAAAAAATCTTATTGCTTCACACGCTAGAGCAAACTTTGATCCAAGAATAGGATCAATAATAGATGAGTTTGATAAAGTTGTAGAAAACTTTGATGGTGGTGAGTTGGTTTCTGCTGCAAGAGATGCTTTTAAAACATTTAAAAAAGTAGAAATATTTGATCGAGAAATGACTAGAGCCGCCGATAAAACAAGCGTATCGGGTACTGGGGGAAACACTGATAACCAATATAGGCAAGCTGCGTTAAGAATTATTAATGGAAAAGATGCTAAATTTTTTGGTGAAAAAGAAATAGAAGTGCTTAGAAAAGCAGCTAGAGGTGACGTAGGTACAGATATATTAAGATTAGTAGGAAGACTTAGCCCAAGCGGAAACGGCCTTATGACTTTCTTAAATCTTGCTGCTATAACAACTGACCCAGTATTTATGAGTGCTTCGCTTGGCGGTATTGTAGGCAAAGCAAGCGCAGATAGGGCTAGGTTGCAAGCTATGGATGATATACGGCAATATTTAGCTACAGGTGGGATGCCGATGAGAGATAAGGTTTCGCCTTTCTTTGTTGGCGGTCAGGCTGGAACATATCAAGAGGGGCAATAGATGGAACTAAAAGCTAAAACAGAACGCGAAATAGAAACTATTGTTCAAAACGCTATAGATGATGCTGTAGATTTTGTTGAAAGCGAAATATCTGAAGACAGAATAACTGCACAACGCTACTACGATGGTGAAGTAGATATAGGTTATGAGGATGGTCGAAGCAAAGTAGTTGCAACTAAGGTTCGGGATGTTGTGCGTGCGGTCAAGCCCAGCCTAATGCGTGTGTTTTTAAGCACTGCAAGGCCAGTTGAGTTTATGCCGCATGGCCCTGAAGATGTGGCAATGGCAGAGCAGGCCACTGATTATATTCATTACGAGTTTCAGCGTAGCAATGGTTATAGGGTGTTGAACGATGCGTTTCACGATGCGCTAATCAAAAAGCAGGGTATAGTCAAAGCTTATTGGGAAGAAATGCCAGAAGCAGAGATTTATACTTATACAAACTTATCTGATGATGAGTATACGTTTTTAGTACAAGATGATGATGTTAGTGTCTTAGAACACACTGTCGAGCAGGAAATGAGTATAGATGAGCAAGGCGCTGAAGTAAAAACGCCTGTTCATTCTGCAAAGGTTTCTAGAAAGGCATATGCTGGTTGCTTAAAAATAGAAAGCGTACCACCAGAAGAATTTTTTGTAGATAGAAACTGTAGAACATTAGAAGACGCTCATGTTGTTGTTCATAGATCAGAAATGAGAGCTAGTGATCTTATTTCTATGGGCTTTGATCCAGAAATAGTTTTTGACCTAGATAGCTTTGACTCAGGCACAGAGATGGTTGAGGCAGAGCGATATGAGCGTCAAGGTTATGAAGATGACTTTAATGAAACAAGCTCTGATCCATCTATGAAGCAAGTCACAGTGACTGAAGCTTACATGAGAATGGACATAGACGGAACAGGGGTTGCTGTGTTGCATAGATTTCTATGCGGTGGAACCAAGTACAAATTGCTAGATTATGAGTTAGCAGACGAATTACCTTTTGCAAAATTTGAAGTAGACCCTGAACCCCACACATTCTATGGCAGAAGTATAGCAGATTTAGTTATAGATGATCAGGACGCAGCAACCTCTATTTTAAGAGGTATACTAGATAACGTAGCTATGACTAATAATCCTAGAGTTGGTATAGTTGATGGCGCAGTAAATATAGATGATGTCTTGAATAATGAGATAGGCGCTATTGTTCGTATGCGTCAGGCTGGCGCAGTACAGGATTTAGCTGTGCCGTTTACAGCAGGTCAGACGCTAGGCGCACTAACTTATCTAGATCAGCTTGTAGAGGGCAAGACAGGCGTTACTAAGGCCTCTATGGGGTTAGACCCTGATGCTATGCAGTCAACAACAAAAGCGGCTGTACAGGCTACTGTGCAAGCTGCTGCTGGGCAAGTGGAAGTAATGGTGAGAAACCTAGCTGACGGTGCGAGAGACTTGTTTGGCTTAATGTTAAGATTGCTGCAAAAGAATATGGAAGACGGAGCTATGATGCGTATGAACGGACGCTTTCAGCCTGTTGATCCTAAAGCTTTTGACATAGATATGGATGTTAGCATTAATGTAGGTCTAGGTACTGGTAGAGAAGAAGAAAAAACAAATTCTTTAGCAATGGCTTTGCAGCAGCAAACTATGATTTATCAGACATATGGTCCTATGAATGGCTTAGTATCGCTTACAAACATCCGCAATACTCTTGCAGATATGTTAGCCTCTAGCGGTATTAGAAACGCAGATAGATATTTTGCGCCAATTACACCAGAGATAGAGATGCAATTGCTGCAAATGCAACAGCAACAGCAAGCAGCAATGGCGCAACAAAGCCAGCCACAAGACCCTGCTGCTGTTATGGCGCAAGCAGAGCAAATGAAAGCACAAACTAGAGCGCAAGTTGACTTACAAAAAGCGCAAATGGATGATGCTAGAAAACGTGAAGAAATGGCTATGCAGGATGATTTTAAACGGGATCAAATGGCACAGAACTTATATGTTGATGCAGCTAAAACATTAGGTCAATACGGGTCAACTGTAGATGTAGCTAGAATAAAAGCAGAGCAAGAAAGAGAGCGGCAAATAAATGATATGACCGCTAGAGCAGCAGGCTTATGACAACAGAAATAAGAATACAGGCAGAAGATGCCAAAAGGTTAAAAAACGATACTGCTTTTACGCAGTTTGTTGAGGATGTCCGTAATGAGCAAATCAGGCTTTTTACGACTAGCGATGCTCAAGACGTTGAGCAACGTGAAGAGGCGCACGCTATTTTGCGTGCATTAAACAAGATCGAAGTGCAACTTGACGCTGCAATAGCAGCAGAGACACTTTTAGATCGTAAACAATAGGAGCAGCACCGTGGAAGCGACTGACAATATAGAAAGCGCCATTGATAAAATCATAGCGCCAGCGCAAGAAGAAACAGGCGAAACTAATCAAGTTGAGGAAGAAACAACTGTAAGTCCAGAGGCCGATGAGGTTGAGTTGGAAGCAGTTGAGGAAACTGAAGAACTTGATGAATTAGAGGTATCTGAAGAAGACATTGAGGATGCCGAAATTGAAGCAGATGACATTGAAGAAGAAACTGTTGAGCCAGAGTATTACACCGTCAAGGCTGATGGCAAGGAAGAAAAGGTAACGATAGAGCAGTTAAAGCAAGAGTATTCAGGTCAAAAAGCAATACAAAATAGATTTCAGGAATTAGCTCAAATGCGTAAGCAACTTGAGCAAAAAATGAATGAAGTCTCGCAACGTGAGCAAACGGTAAATCAGCTTTACGATCAATCGCAAAAGCAAGGCTTTATGTCACCACCTCAGTTACCAGATGCAAGTCTGGCAGAGAGTGACCCCATAGCTTATATGGAGCAAAGGGCAAAGTACGACACTGATATGCAGAGTTACCAGCAGCAACAGATGCAAATGCAGCAATTGCAATATCAACAACAGCAGCAAGCTGATGAACAGCACCAAGCTTTTGTTAGAGAGCAAGGCGAAATAATCAGAAGCAAAATTCCTGAACTGGCTGACCCAGCAAAGAGTCAAACTCACTGGCAGTCACTAATGAATAGCGCTAAAGAGTACGGCTTCAGCGATGATGAAATCGCAGCTACAGCCGATGCTAGATACATACAGATGGCAAATGACGCCATGAAGTATCGTAGAATTGTTGCAAATCGCAAAAAGGCAGAAGCCAAAGGCAAGAAAGCCAAACCTGTTGTAAAGGCTGGTGCTAAGAAAGTAGCTGACCCTCAAGGCGCACAAATGCGTAAGCAACAACAAAGGTTGCAAAAAAGCGGTCGAATTGAAGATGCAATCGACTTGATCATGAGAACTTAGCATTAACTTAATGCTTTAAGCCGTTGAAAGGAAAAGAAAAATGGCACAACCTACAAATACATTCGACAGCTATGATGCTGTTGGGATAAGGGAAGACCTTTCGGATATTATCACAAACGTCAGCCCTGAGGAAACTCCATTTCATACAAAGTGTCGCAAGACTACTGCAAAAAACACTTTGGTAGAATGGCAGACAGATGCGTTACGCAGTTCTGCGAGTAATGCGCACATCGAAGGAGACGAGACTACTGCCAATGCAATGACTGCAACAAGCCGTCTGAACAACAGAACACAGATTTTCAAAAATGCTGTGACTGTTCCAGATACGGATGAGGGTCTTGATAAAGCAGGCCGTCAACGTGAGATGGCTTATCAGGTGCTAAAAATTGCTAAAGAGCAAAAATTAGACATCGAAAAAGCACTGTTTGACAACAATGCAAAGGTCGCAGGCTCGGCTTCGGCTGCGCGTGAGTTGGCTGGTGCGCCTTCTTGGATGATTACAAACGTAGACTTCCAATCAGGTAACTCTGGTGCAAACCCAACTGGTGACGGTAGTGACGCTCGAACAGACGATGGTACTCCAACAGCGTTTTCACAAACCAAATTTGACACAGTTATGCAATCAGTTTGGGAGAACGGTGGAAACCCAGACACAGTGTATCTATCTGCATTTCAGATGAACAAAGCATTGGCGTTTACTGGTAACAACAACCAGCGTTCAAACGTACAAGGCGGCGATGAGCGTGTCATCAAGTCACTTGCAGTATATGTTACACCTTGGGGAACTGTAGAGTTTGTACCAAGCCGCGAGAACAGATCACGCGATGTGTTTATCATGCAGGATGATATGTGGGAAGTTGCTGTACTGCGTCCAACTAAGAACGTAGAGCTTGCAAAAACAGGCGATAGCAGCAAACGACAAGTTGTAACTGAGCTTACACTGTGCGCTAAAAATGAAAAAGCAAACGGTATTATTGCTGACAATACAACTTCATAATAAGATAATGGGTAGGGGCAGTTTTGCCCCTACTTTTAAAAGGAGAAAGAAATGAAGGTATTAGTAAAAGATAGAAGTATCTCAACATCTCAAGGTATTTTTAGAAATGGTGATGAGGTTGAGTTACCCGATGCAGAAGTTAAAAAGATCATGGTTATGAAGCCTTCGGCATTTGAAATATTAAAAGCAGAAACTAAGCCTAAAACTGCTAAAAAAACTACCGCAAAAAAAAAGAGAGCAAGAAATAAAGACGGCACTCTAAAAGCGGATGATCCTAGCACGCCAGAGAATGAGGCTTGGGAAGATGCCTAGTCACTCTACTAAAATCAAAGAGACAGTTACCTTTGATGATGACAAGATGATCATCAAGAATACTTTTGACGCAACGCATATGTTAAAAGATGCAGAGCAAGCAAGAGAAGTAACTGGCAATGGTTTTGGTTCAGATTATAAGCACGTTGGGAATGTTGATATGGCATTGCTCAACGTGTGGCTAAAAGAAGCTGGCGTACAATGGACGGATACCCAAGCCGTTAAAGATGTGCTAAAACGTAAGTTAATGAGTAACGAGTTTAACAAGCTTAGAGTTTGGGAAGGCAGTTACTAGCATGGACTTGCCCAAGGTAAATATAGCCGTTGCTGCAAGTGCAGTAGTGGCAATAGTCAGTACCGTGGGTGGTGGTATCTGGTACGCCTCTCAGCAAGCTTCTGTTATTGAGAGCCTTACAGAGCAAGTAAATGTTCTTACAATAGAAAACAATGCAACTGACAGAACTAATTTAATTAGGGATGTGCAGAAAAACCAAGAAGATTTACAAGAGATCATCGACATTCTTGCAGAGTTTTATGAGGACATGGAAGATGCAGATGATGAAATCTGGGAAGATATAGAAATGATTAACGATGATCTTGGTGGCATGGCGGCTCACATGATGGAGATCATTAAGCTACAATCCCGTATAGCAATAATAGAAAAGACCTTACAGTATACTAAAAATGATGGGATGTAATTATGGACCCATTAACAATTCTGGCAGGGCTGAAAACAGGGCTTGCTGCTGGTAAAACTGTAGCATCATTATCAAAAGAAATAGGTAACTTCTTTGACGCAACAGATGCAGCTAAGAAAAAACTGCAAAAGAAAGGCGTTAGTAGTTCAGATGTAAACTCTATAGCGTTGGACAGATGGGCAAAAGAGCGTGAGGCTGCTCAAGCTGAAGAAGAGCTACGCGAGTGGGTGACGAACAATCTAGGATTATCGCAGTGGCAAGCGTTGCTACGCATTAGAAAAGAAGTATTGCAAGAAAAGCGCGAGATGGAGGCTAGGCTGCGCCGTGAAGCTATAGAACGACAGGAAATGATGATAACCATAGCTGGAATTGTTGTGCTACTCCTGTTCAGCGCTATAGGCTCTGCTGCTTATTTACATTACATGGATTGGATTGATGTTAGAGATTGGTTTAGGTGAGACTTGTTGAGGTTAAGAGAAATAGGTTTGTCGTGTATGCAGAAAATGGTAAGGTTGTCGTGCAGACGAGTGACCTGAAAGTTGCAAGGAGTTTTTTAAATGCCAAAAGCAAAATATGATTTAAACGATAACGGCAAGATTGATCCAGATGAGCGTGCAATCATGCTTGAAGATCGCCGTAGAATAATGATTGATGCTGACGCGAAACGAGATGCACAGAGGCGCATGGCATGGTTTAGCCTTACTGGTATGCTTTTGTTTCCGTTTGGTGTAGTGTTTACAGAGTGGATGGAACTACCTAGAGCGTCAGAAATGTTAAGCAGTATGAGTAATATATATTATGTCAGTATTGCTGCTATAGTGGCGGCTTACTATGGTTTTACAAACATGGGTAAAGGGCAATGATAGGAATATTACAAAGTGTAGCAGGTCTAGCTACAAC